GCTTCTTCCCAGCCGGGACCGCCACCACCGTCATGCCAGTTCAGCCCTTCCATATAGTGGATAATCACATAATCGCTTATGAACAGACAATAGTTTTTTGCAGACTCAAACCAGCCACCGTTCAGTTCACATCGGGTCATACTGATGATGGTACGCTCGCCATAGCCTGGTGTCTCCGGGCCATAAGGCAGTGGCGTATCCAGTTTACCGATTTCATCTAAAGCATAGGACTGACCTGCTTCCATATAGTCCTTCATATCCAACGGCATGATGACCTGTCCATCACAACTCACACCAGCCTGTCCTTCATAGGTTTCTCCCGGAATTTTCCCATCGTCTGGATCAGTTTGCTCGTAGCTGCCATTCTGCAGGATATAGGTCTTACGATCTGGCCCAATAGAAATGTCCAGACAATCCAGATCGTCATTAAACACTACCCGGCCGCCACGGTTGACCATACGGTGATGCGGTGTCCCCAGTATGCCGTTGACCAGCTTACTACTGGAATAAAGCTGATGGTGGCCGTTCTGCCAAAATACTGGAATGCCACCGCCATCCGGCACAATCACGGGTGCAATATTACCCTCGCTCTGATTTCCATACGCACAACGACCATCGATCCAGACGATGTCGCCCGGCCGCATGGTCTTATTTCCAATAGCCGTCAGCCATCTGCCACCTGCAAAAATCTGGTTACCCTGAACTCTGGCTATTCTTGCCTGCTGCATTCTCTCACACTCCTACGATGACTGCCTGGCCATTCTTCGTCAGCTGCACCCAGACGCTGCATCCATCTTCTGTCTGGCAGTCTACGACAACCGAAAAAGGATAGGCCCTGCTTCCGATATGCACTAGATTCCCATGGATCACACCACGTCTGGCATTGCCTGTCTGACGATTTCTTACGGCTTTCTCTACGGCTGCAGCCAAACCATCTACGCCATTCATTCATACCACCTCACCAGTTTTAATTTCTGCCGCAGGCTGCGTGGTGTCAGTTCGACCTGATTTGCTACCAGGAAATACTCCTGCCCGTTCAGTCGGACTCTTTCCGTAAAGTCCACGATGTGCTGAATTTCTGACACACCGTTACGAACTTTGGACACAACCTCGAGCGTCACTTCCTCTTGCCGCTTCCGGTTCAGCCAGTTGATGGCTTCGGTCAGTTCTCCCAAGAAATCTTCGCCTTCTACCGGAAATTCGGTATCAATAAGCGAGGTACCTCGAATCTCCGGACCGTCCCCATCAGCTGGATCATAATCGCTGCCCAGGCTGCGATTCGATTCATCAATCGTGAAGGTGCTGGCCTTGCCACCTGGCTTGCCCTGCGAGAGTGCGCTCCCCTGGAACTCTCCATCTACATAGACTGAGGTCGTATACCAGCCATAGCCGATCGGGGAATGGTAGGTGATTCGCTCCGTCCCGGTTCCATCCCAATCCGTCCAATCGTAAGCATCATGCGTCTTATCGTCTTTCGGGCTTTCTGTCGTACGCTCCCGTTCAGCAAACAGATAGATATCATTGGCCGTCTTGGCATATTCATACTGCGTCAGGACCGTTGAGCCGTCCTGATTGTGGGTACGTTTCTCGTTCAAATATTCGTCCACATACGCATACGTGGTAACATCGCCGTTCTTATCCTCCCGGACCAGCAGCCCGTCCTGATATTCCATGCTGCAACCGGCTGCCGAGATTGTTCCGGTGAATGGCTTCGGCTCGAGCGTTTTATTATTACGCGCCTTATCCCCCAGTGTATCCGTAGTCGAGTTATCCCAAACCGACCGGACCAGTTTCCGATCCACCGTCAACCGGGTATGTGGCCAGGCCGTGATGTCCAATACGGACTGTTCCCTTCCCCGCTGCACAGCATAGAGCGTCTTCCCCCGGAGGAACACGTTGATCTGCCGCTGTGGCAGCCGGGACGTCCAGCCAAAGAGAGATGAAATCAGATCCTGATAGGTCATCCCCGATAAGCTGTAGTCCTGCGATGGCGTGAATTCATCAAAAAGGCACTGAATACTCAGCCCCAAAGCTGCCGCAATCTGCGCGGCATAAAACGATGCCGTCTCATCCGACGCATCGATGTTGATGGGCGTATATAGCAACCGATCCAGACTATACATCCCTTTGACGGTCTGAAGCAGTTCCTGCTGACTGGTTTCTTCGACCTGCATCTCATACGGAAAATCAAGCAACTGGCCACGGATCCTATCCTCGATTTCCATAGGTTTGGTGGTCACCAGTTGAAAGGTATCGGACAAAGTCCGCTCGTTCAAAGATATTGAGACCGACTGGATGCCGGACTTGGCGTAGTCCGCAATAACACTAGGCAATCGTCGAGCTGTGTTTGCTATGATATTCTCCCAGCGATATGTTTCCCGCAGCGTAACAACAGAAACCGCACAGCCATTCGACACGACTCTGCTTGCCGTCGCAGATACGATCTGCAGCGGCGAATGAATCGTCCGGATCGCAGCGGCCCGGCAGCTGACAATAGCTTGACAATAGCGAATTGATTCCGCTTGAGCACTTTCGATGTTGGCCACATTCCGCTTTGTCCCACATTCTAGGAGTGGTTCTACTCCCAGCAGGCGAACAGTATCGATCGTCAGGATATTTGTCGAAGTCACGGTACGTTGCACGCCAGCTTTTGCCTGACAAGAAACTGCTACCCTACGCTCGGTTGGCACCTCTATTACTGAACTGCTTTCCGGCATAAGGATGCTGCCGAAGCATTTCCCAGGCTTTATGACAATAGTTCCGTACATCAGACAAGAAGCCACTAGCCGGCCTGCCCTCAACTGCTGCTTTCCTTGCAGCAGTGTCGCAGCCATCACTCGGCCTGGTTTAAGATGCAGTTCCATTTTCGCCACCCGCTTTTAGCCCATATCTACAGGACACAAGCTCCGAAAACTTCTGCTGAACATTCCCCTGTAACAGCGCCTTTCCATCTGTCGCTAACGATAGTTCTGTAGGTGTCCCAATCTCTTTTACGTTGCCCTGTCCATCCTGCTGAACTGCCACGAGACTCTTAAGTACCTCGCCTGTTCGGTATGCCGGATTTGTTTCCAGCATAAGTCCGGTCAGTTTACTGTCACCGCCATACTTCTTCACCAACGCATCCCAATCAATCTGCTGCCACAACACTTGCCCTGTAGCAGTCGAGGTATAGGACCCATCCTCATTTTTTGTCATATCCGATTCGACCGACTTCACTGGAAGCTCTATGACGTGTTCCCGGATGTCTATTGGCAAGTCCGAAAGGATGATATTTGAAACAAAATCCTTTTCACTGCTGCCCGTATAGATTTCTACTTCATCTGGATTGGCCACATAATGGTTGGATGCATCCTTAAATTCCACCGCAAAGGCTGCATCAAGCACCACCGTGCCATTGATATTGACGTAAGCATGCCCGGAGTCTGCCGTACCTGCTTTAAAATACATCAAGATTTCATTCAATGCATTCTCTTTAAGATATGCTGCGTCAACAATCTTCCCCTGAACCTTGCCACTATTATTCACACTGACACAATAGCTCGGATAATATCCCCCTTCATAACTAAAGCCATTTCCATTTCCAGCCGTGAATGACAGCTGCCGTGAACTATTTTTCGCCATATAGAATGTTGCTTTCATATAAATTTCTGTCGGCATATAGGGCAGCACTACGCCCCGGCATGATTCAGCCTGACGCAATGCCACTCCTGAGTATGGATTGTAAGTCTTATCCGTAATGGTCGTACCAGAAACCGTGAGCAGTTCCCCATAGCCCGGATTCATATAGCGAAAACTCATACCGCCACGACCTTCCCCACAACTTCAATCGAAACGCTGGTGTCTTTCTGCGGTGGTTCATCCGTGCTGCTCATCGCTTTCGCCCAGAACACCACATTGCCCGTCGCCACATCTGTAAGCGCGATCTTCTCCAACCAGGAAGCCCCCGTTAGTGCTGCCGCTCCATCAGCGTAAGCATTATCCTTAGCCAGTTTCCACTTAGCTGCAGTTGTTCCCTTCAAGCTGACGGTTGCCTCGCCATCAATCTTGAATCCAGCATCGCAGCGAATCGCGCATTTTACCGCCATTGATTCTGCCTTACTGGCATCGAGCGTCACGGACACAGGTGTCAGTAAGGAATCCATGCTGGCTTCGGTCCCATCTGTCTTGCCAGCCGTTGGATTGTTCGTATAGATGTGTAATTGATTCGCCATGATCATACCCTCCAAAATTCAAACGACACTTTATAATAACGGGCAAACTGCTGCACATAGCTGTAGCTTTTGACCACCACCCGCATATTGGGAAATACACGACCGGACTCATCCTCCACAGAAACCAGGATCCGTTTATCCCAGTAGCCTTTGACCGTCTCCCAGCCGGCTGCCGTCAGCGTTGCATTGCAGCTGATCTTATCGCCCTCCTCGATATGCCCGAAATCCTGAACGGCCACGCCCCCGATAATTTCCACCAGTTGCTGACGGTCATCGGGGATGGTCTGCCAGTTCTCGACATCGAGCGTCCGCACGCCACCAATCTTAATATGAATTGTAATCACTCCCCAACGCACTGGTTACGGCAGGTGTGATGCGGTCGGCTACGGTATCGGCCAGTACCCGCATTCCTTCATTATCCTGCGTGACCGCATTCTCGATATTCACACTTACCTGGACAGTCGGACCGGACAGAGAGTTCGGAGCAACGACCTGAGGTACAGCTACCGGAGCTGCTGTATTCAGCCGGTTCATAGCTTGTTCCACGCCCATTGCCATGGTCCCCGACAGCTTATCCATGGCTTCTTCCGCCAGGCTGATGTGAATCTCCCCAGATGGTCGATCATGGTCGGGTGCAAAGTTCGGCAGGATGTTCTCCATCACCGATTGCTTGGCAGCCTGGTATTTCTGTAACTGCTCCGGTGTGATCCGCAAGTCCTCATCAGAGAATCCACTCTGCTCCTTGATGTACTCGGCCAGTCCGGCCTTGCCATACTGCTGAAAGACCTCCATTTGTTCTTTCTCGGACCGCAGCACTTCCAGCGCCGCATTCCGCTTGGCATCCAGTTTTTCCTTCTCGGCCCAGCGGGTCGCTTTGACTTCATCCAGCCCTTTCTGTTCCCAGGCTTTCTTTTCGCGGTCAATCTCATCCAGCCGATTCTGCAGCTCGGTTTTCCAGATGCTGTCGATCTTCGATGCGACCTCGTTATCCCACTGTTCCATGACCTTGGCTTTGCTGGCTGCAGCCCACTCAGATGCACTGACTTCATCCAGTCCTTTTCTCCGATAGGCCTGTTCTTCCTGATCGATATTGGCCAGCTGATTCTGCAGGTCGGTCCGGTAGACGGCATTGACCTTATCTACGACGTTTCGTTGGAAGTCCTCGTAGATTCGCGCCTGCTTATCTGCCTGGAAGGTATTCACCAGACCCGGGTCAGCCCCTTGTTTCCGAAATGCCTCCGCCTGTTTGGCGGCAGCATGCAGCGCATTATCCAGATCATTATGGGTAAGCTCGAAGATGCTGTCCGTCAAGTCGGCATTGGCCTTGGCTGCTTCCTGCGTTGCCTTGGCCAGTTCTCGTGCCGACCGGGCATTTTCCTGCTTGGCTTTCTGATTGCTGCGCAGAGCAATTTCCGCATCCTGGGCCGCCTTTTTCTCCTGCTTGAGGGCTTCATCTTCCTTCTTCCAATCGGCAAACCGATTGCTGCTGGTCGCAGCTTCATAGGTGCCAAAAGCTCCGATAATGCCGCCACCGATCAAGCCAACCGCTGTGCCGGCTCCCGGAGCAACCGCCGTACCAACAGCCGCCCCGGTACCAGCTCCGACTAATGCCCCATCCATGATGGCTTTTACACCACCATGCTTGGCCAGCGTTCCGACATCACTCAAGGTCTCTTTTACCGACTTAGCATTGATGCCGATATCATTCAAGGCATCCGAGACACCACCGAGGACATCCACAGCCGTCTGCGCAAACGTGCCAACCACACCGGCCAATTCCTCGATGCTGTCTTTGTTGTCATGGATATCCGTAATGAGATTCTGGAACCCTGTGATGACATTCGGCATGAGATCCTCGGCCACAGGCAATAGTGCTGAACCAAGAGCCAGCTTAAGCTGTCCGGCCTCCATCTCCATCTCGCGCCATTTGAGATACGCCTGGTGGGCTTCTTCCGGATTCAATAACCCGGTGGTCTTGACATGCGAGGATATTTCCATGAGGTCATCATACTGCTCCAGCACCGGAATCAGCGCTGCGCCTCGGCCACCGAGGACTTCTGCCGTATAGGCTTCTTCCTGTCCGCTGGCCGCAGCCTGCTGATAGCCTTTTGCCAATTGCGCGAGCTGTTCGTTGATGGGCAGCAGATTTCCCGCTTCATCCTGCAGGGTAATGCCGAACCGGGCCATCGCATCTGTTGTCGCATTGCCTTTCTCGCCGGCTGTCTCGATCTGCTTGTCCAGTCGAGCAAAAAGCGGTGTAATGGCATGGATATCGGTACCAGTCAGGCTGAACATCCGACTGAGCTGCGCAGCTTCTGCCGCTGATGTATGCAGCCTGGTTGTCAGTCGATAGATTCCTTCACCGGCCTTCATGGAATCTTCCGTAATCGAAAAAAGGCCGGCCCCGGTCGTAGCCACAGCCATGAAGGCAGCCGCCTTGGCGCTGAGCATTCCAAAGCCATTTGATAAGCCTGACACACCTCCCTTGGCTGCAGCCAGGCCATTCGATAACTGGCTGCCAAACGTCCCTGCATGATTCCCGGCCAATCTCATCTGCGCATTGAGCTTGCGCATCTCCGCTTCCATCTGGGCGATATTCTTCTGCTGATAGAGCAGATTGGTCTGCGCCCGGCGGGTCAGTCCGCTATCTGAGCCATAATTCTTCTGGGCATCCCGTAGGACGGCCTGCAATACGCTTTCCTTCTGCCGCTGGATATCCAGCTGGTGATTGATGGCTTCATACTTCACTTTGAGCTTGTCCAGCTCAGATCCGGCTCCTTCTAATCTTGCCAGATCGATATCGGTCTTGAGTTTGATGTGGTTATTTTCGCTGTTCAATCGCGAGATTGTCTGCGATACCGTCTTACCTGCTACATCGAAATCCAGCTGCAGCTGATTGATATCCAGCCCCAGGCTGATATAGAGTTCATCGATTTTCTGACCACTTTTTGCCATACGTCTCACATCACATCATCAATGTATTTCTGCCCATCTCCTCGATTCACTTTGGCTATCACGCCAAGCTGATCGAGCAGGAAGGCAATCTCTGTCGCGTCGACCTCCTGCATGGTCCAGCCGTAGCTTTCCTGCAGGCGCTCATAATACCGTAGGATATTCTCATACGGAGAAAGTTTCAGACCTTCTCCGCTGCCCCGTTTGGGACCTTCACCAGTTTGGAAAAGGTCAGGGACTGGATCCACTGGAAAAGCTGCCGGGAGAGCGGCACGATATCTCCGACCTCCACGTACTCGTCCAGGGATTCTTTCGTCACCTCTGGCTGGTTGAAACCGAGGATGATGAGGTCCACCTGCTTTTCCAGGTAGTCCTCGATATCCATATTCGTCTTATCGGCATCATAAAAGGCCAGGAATTCACGCCATACCCGCATTTTCGGCGGCTTCGGCTGGATGGTTTTCCCGGCAATCCGAATCTTTGGAGTTTCCATTTTCATTCACCTCACACACTCTGATACCAATTTGCAGCGGTCTCGGCGGCAAAACCGGTTGCTTCCTCATCCGCTTTCGTAGAGGAATTGCCATCACTCAAACGATAGATGGCCTTGGCCGAAATTGTCGGGGTATCATACTTGATGCTTTCTTCCTTGGTGTTGCCACTTTGCGAAGGCTCCGTGAACTGCACCTTGTAGAATTTCGTGAAACGCGCCTTGCCATTGCGCTTGTCGGCCTGGAACATCACCGCGAAATACGGAGCCACATCATCCTTGGAAATGACCATCACACCATTCTCGATGGCATGCCCGAAGATATAGGCCTCGTACTCCAACGGCAAGGCTGCGGTATCGAAAGTCAGGTCATACGATGCTGTATTCGTCGCGGCATCAATCGCCTGACCATCGGCATAGATTTCGGCTTCACTCGTCTTTGGCTTGATATCCACCTTCCGGAGGATCTTGCCTAAATCAATCGGCTTCTCATAGGTAGCCACTCCATTGACCGGATCGGTCAGCAGCTTTGCGATATGCAAGCGCTGCACATTGATGAACTGCCCACTCGTCAGATTGCTGGCGGGAGCTGTTCCCTTCACTACTGGTGTCGTTCCTGTATCTGCCATTACTCATCCACTCCTATTCCTATCTTATAATCCACCATCCGGATGAACAGACCCTTCTCGGCCAGGTCCACCGTCTGGTAACGTACAAACCCAAGCTGTTGCATGACTTGCTGCACGGCAGCATAGATGCCGCTGCACCGGCCATCCCTGGTCAGGATATGAATCCGCATGGTGATACGGTGTTCCTGCTCCTGACCATCGGCGGCAAGTGCCGGGACATCTGATATCATGGAATAAACCAGGATAGGATAGCTCCCGGCATCCGGGCTGATTCCATGATAGATGCAGCGTCCCTTCCGGTCCTTTACCAGTTGGGCCGTCAGCTTCTTCGAGTCCATCAGTGCCTGATAGACTCGCTCTGTGATATTCATGTTCCATGCCTCCTGCAAGCCGCCCGGATTGCTTCAATGATGCTGGCTTTGAGGGATTCCTTATGCGCATCCAAGGCCGGATACAGGAAAGGCCGGTTGATCTTGGGGCTGAACTCCACGATCTGGCCGTAAAACATCCCATCCTTGGCCTGCGCATCTGCGGTGATTGTATACACGGTACCACCATTCCTTTTTTCCAACCGGATGGAGTCCTTCAGTGCGCCCTTGATGACGCGATGATCCCAGCCCTCATAGACTGGGCACCGCCCCTTGGCTTCCTGCATGACTTCATCCGCACCAGCGGCCAGGGCATCCTTGGCCGCTTTGAGGACATCTGCACCAAGCTCCTTCAGTTCCTCAGTGGTGCTTGTGCCTGCCATATAGCCACGCGAAAAGCCCTTGTCCTTATAATGCTTACTGCGTTTCGACATCTTCCACCAACTCCCGGCACTCCATGACCAGCCATTTCTTCCGGCCATCCATATCATAGGGCGGTGCGATCAGCTGCAGCCGCTTATCCCGCCAGAGCAGCACATCCATCAGCTGGATATCCTGCCGATAGCGCACCACTACCCGATAGTCGACCTCATTCACCTTTTCGGCATACCCATCAGCGATTTTGGCGGCAAAGGGCAGAACCTTGGCCCAGGTCTGAGCATACACGGCTCGCCCCTTCTCGACCAGGTTGCCCTCGCCATCCAGTTCTGATACAGATCGCTCCACCTGCACTCGCTGGCAAAGCTGACCAATGGAAATATACATTCAAAATCCCTCCTGCCGTACACCAAACAGCAACGCCCGCAGCGTCAAGATGAGTTCATGATGATCTGCCTCCTCCCGATGTTCATAAAGATAAGCTACTGCAAATAAAACAGCGGTCTTCGCGGAACTGTCCAGTCCGTCGAAAGCCGCTGTTTCTGTGATACGGGTAATATCCATACAGAGTGTCTGCGCCGCGGCAATGAAACCAGTCAGCAGCGCATCTTCCTCCGTACCCTCCACCCGCAGATATTCTTTGACTTCCTCCAGACTGACAATCACGCGAATCCCGCCTTTCTTATGCTCCTGCCGTGCCCTTCATCTGCAGGAGCTGCACAGCCTCCGGCAGCACCAGCTTGCCATCTACACGCTCCTTCATCACGTAGCCGATCATGCCGTTGCCCGCAAAAAGTTCTTTCAGCTCCTGCATCGAACGGGAACCGCGATCCCCGATGTTGTAGTAGCTGTAGTCACCAAATGCGATGACCGGTTTTCCGGCGGCGATTGTCGGCACATAGGCCGAGGTATGGAGCGTGTAGCCAAGCAGACGATCCGGCTCACCTGCCTGATAAGACGGCTGCCAAATATAGGCATTGTTATTGTCCTTCAACTTCCGCAGTGCCGAGAGCGTCTGGTCATTCGTGATGAACGAGGCGTTCTTACGATACGGACGCTTCAGCGAATAGACCAGGTTGATCATATCGTCGGCAGAGATATTTGCCGTCGAGGTAGTTACACCGACTTTCGCACTCGTGAACAGACCGGTCGGCTTATGCTTGCCATCACCGTTTAGGAACGCATCCTCCTCGGCATTGCCGATGGCCTTGCCGAACTGGTCGATGATGTAGCTCTCCAGTCCGAAGGCATTGTCGTAGAGCAGTTCCTCCGTGATCTTGATCGCTACATGCAGCTTATAGGCATCCATGAGGATCTGGTCAAACGTCGCATCCCCAAAGGTAAGTGCGCCGCCCTCCTCAATCCAGGATGCTGCTGGCTTGGTGGCCGCCAGGTTGATCTTGTGCTCGCCACTGGTCGTGATGGTCGTGGCCAGACCACGCATGATGTTCTCCTCGTTCAGAACATCGATGAGTCGACGGTCGTATTCCTCCGGCACCAAGTAACCACCGTTCGTGTCTACCCCTTCCTCCAGTACATTGCTGACCTGACGGAAATTCGTGCGGAGAGCCTGCAACATAGCCTTGCGGTATTCATCCGACGCGCGGCCCGTCTTAGCCCCTTGGCCATCCTGGCCGGGCTGATTCTTAAGGGGCTGCGATGTCGGTGTCGCAAGTTCCGCGTCGATATTGGCCTGACGCTCAAGGCGCTCGATGTCTTTTCCAAGATCCACAACCTCCTGTTCCATCTGATCATAGGCAGCCGCATCCTCTGATCAGATGGAACAGGAGGTTGTGGAACTTGGAAAAGAC